GTTCTTATTTATTCGCACGCCGTTGTTGTCGCTCATTAGAACGGCATTCATCGCGGCCATCTGCATTAGCTGGTTGCCACTATGCTGAATCTTGCCGCCAATAATGTCATCTCTGAACTGCTTAGTCGGCATCGACAACGTGAGCGTGCCTTGACGCACCGCAACCATCGGCCATTCGGGGTGATTCTTTTCAATGGTGGTTAGCATTGGCCCGAATTGGTACGGATCATAGCAAATTCCCTGCACGTCAATGTCGTTACGCTCGATGAAGTCTTCCAGCCACTCATAAACGCGGTCGTTGTCGATAATTCCCGATTCGAGCGTGGTAATTTCGCACTCGCCACGTTTTTCGGCAGCTAGGTAGTCCATTTTGTCGGTTTTAATCTTGTTTTCGATGCCACCCTTGCTGGCTATGAACGCATAACCGTCCGCGAACCAGTGGCCTTCCTGCAAAACCAACCACGTAATAGCAAATAAGTCACTCGTGCGACCAACGTCAATGCCGAACCAGACTTTTTGACCGCGTAAATCGGGTTTTTCGTCTGTTTCGGCAGACTTCCAGTCTTCAAAATTAAGATAGCTGTCTTCAGTAGCTTGCCGCCAAATGTTGAAGTTTTTGACCAGTTTAGCGTTCAGTGAGCCGTCTTCACGCGCTTGTTCGAGTTTTTGCGCCAAATAGTCGTGAATTTGGTCATGCAAAACGTCCACATCCATCAGTGGGTTCGATTTAATCCACTGGCGTTCGTCATTAATCTCTTCGACTGATTCCTGTTCAGCAATAAACGCGAAATACCGCTCGCCCTCGGCTTCGCCAGAGAGCACCTTTTTAGCGTATGGGTAGTTCTGCGTGAACATCGGCGCGTTCATATCGAATCCGGCGGTGGAGATGATAAACGTCAGATAACTAGGTAACAGCACCTGCCCAGAAGCGAGCGTTTCGAGCATGTCCGTGGTTTTGGCGTTCGCATACTCATCAACTACTGCAACGTGCGGCTCATAACCATCGACTAGTCCCGCATCACGCGAAAAACTGCGAATCGTACTGCCATCGTCGAGGTTAACCATCTCATCACGCGTAATTTTAACCATACGCTTGATTTCCGGGTCTTTTCGGCAGAGCGCCCGTAATCGGTCTTTGACCATATTGAACACGATGCTAGCCTGCTTGCGGTCGTTGGCGGCGGTGTAGAGTTGGCGTTTATTGGCGGGATTCTTGCCGAATAGGAACTCATAGAGTAGAACACCCGACACTAGCAGACTTTTACCGTTTTTTCGGCTCATACTGATAAACGCATCCGTGAACCGTCTGATTGTGTGGTCGTCTTTGTCCACCCAGCCGTATAAAACGCCAATAATGAACTTCTGAAACGGTGCTAGTGGTTGTGGTCGGCCGGACTTTGGTTCAGGCAGAAACTCCATGAACTTTACAGCCTTACCAGCAAGATCCGCATCCCATACCCAGCGCCAGTCGGTACGTTTTAAGTCGGATTCCTGGCGTTTGACCGCCTGCAATACCGCTGCGGACGTTAGCAAGCGCCCGTCCAGCACACGTTTTATAAAATTTGGGGTCGGGTCTGTGAATTTCATTTAATCACCACAAACCGGTTAATCACCCAACGTGGGACGCGTCGTCCCAACAAAACCCATGGAGCTGCGCAAACTGTTAGCAGTTTAGGGTGATTAATCGTATATTTAACAGTTAATTTCATCGTATAACCTCCCTATCCAAACATATCCGTGAGTGACTTCTTCTCTTTTTCCACTTTCGGCATATTCATCGCCATGCGGCTGTTGACGTTTAAGCCTAAGTCGCTCGCCAGACCCTTGATTGCGTCCGTAGCCTTGCGCAGCTGGCTCAAATAACCTAAATATTCCTCTGTACTGCCATCGGCCTGTGCTTTATTCATCGCATCCACAATGTGGCGATAGCTCGCATACCACGTGCAGTATGCTTCGAGTTCAGTACGATCCAGATTCCGCAGTGGCAGCTTGCCGATACTGCCCACGATGCGGCGGTATTCGGCTTTAGCAATCGGTTCAAGATGTGCTGGCGGTGTCTTCTGCAATTCCGGCAAGCCATCAGCAGCTAAAATCTCGGCCTGCATCTTTGCTTCCTGTTGAAGTACGGTTAAGTGCCCCTGAGACTGGGACAGTATCTTCTGTTTTCTAGCCATTACCCACTTTCACCTCCTAAATAGTAATAATATGGGACACTCTCACCACAGCAACCTTTAAAATTGATGGAAATTGGGATGTGAAAAAGAGGCTATCCGTTCAGGAAAGCCCCAAAATCTAGCCCCCGAAAAAATAGACGGGGGTGGGGTGGGGATTTTATTGCGCGATAATTTCGAATCCGGAAAATTTTCCTTCCGATTTCTGTTCATCAATCCGTGACATTGCCTTCACAATTTCAGGAGCGTTTCGATGTTGTTTGTTCAATCGCTCAATACAAACTTCTTTTGATGTGTTAAGCATGAGATGATGCAAGTCTCGACTGACTAACATACTGTCGAGCTTCTCATCTGGAAACGTTGTGATAATCCAAACGTTGTCGAAGGTTTGTTCTGCCTTGAGCTTGCGAAGCATTAGTTCACGAATGAGAGTTACATAGTCGTGTGCATCAATGTTCTTGGTGTGTTCAGGCAAGCCCGTCAGTGCGTGCATGATTGCGTCATAGTCGAAGATTAAGTCGTGACTTCCGCAGTGGTTGGCAACGTATGTAGTCTTGCCACTCGCCGGATAACCAGCAATGATGTTAATCCGCATAGCTCGATGCACACCTTTCTTTCGCTTGGCCGTCTCACGCCGCGTCTTGTAGTAGTGACAATCCTTGCATAGCGACTGCAGGTTGTCGGCATTCAGCCGGTCGTCCCAATCGTCTTCGCTTGGAACAATGTGATCCACGAGCGTCGCCTCCATGCCGCATCGCTGACAGATACCGTTGTCGCGTTCCAGTATTTGTTTCCGTAAATGCAGCCACTGTGCTGACCGATAGAACGCCACGTACCTGCCGTTAGTCTGCGTCCGGTGCCTGTTATACGCACGGTCTGAATCCTGACGCGGACGGTAATCAAGTGGTACGAGTTTACGGTGGCCGTTAACGAATACTAGCTTGGTCTGCACGATGGTAGCCCTCCAGTTCACATAAAAAATAGCCACCCACAAAGTGAGTGACTATTGACTGTTAAGATGTATTGTGCGGATGATAGTCCACCAATAAAATATTTACGGCTGTGCCGTATGTGCCAGGCGGGAATCGAACCCGCGACGTTAAGCTCTACCAACTGGGCTACTGGCACTGTTGTATTGAGGATAGTCAACCACGTTAGTGCTCTACGCACCTGCTTAACCTAATGGAATAGTAGGGCTCGAACCTGCGATTAGAGGTTCAAAGCCTCTTGCCTTACCACTTGGCTATATTCCAATATGTACCCCGGTTGCCCGGGTGAGTGTAGTCGGTGAATAGTCCGACTACAATGCCACCCAGCAGTTTGACCTGACCGGGTGGTGTCGCAGTGATAGGGCACTACGATTACATTGTGTTGCAGCAATATATTTTTTGGAAATATGAGCTTCTCAACATGTCTACTCTACCAATATAAGGCAGAATTAGGTGCCATTTGGGAACGTTTTGGGAAAGTTATACGCCGAGTTCATCGGCAAGTGCTTCAACGAACTTGGCCTTGCGTTTGCGAATCGCTGACGGGGTTATGTTCATCTGGTTTGCCAATCCATCCACAGTCAGGTACTGATGCTTCTGCAAGCACAGTTCGTTGATAATTTGAAACGTATCCGGGTCGGCACTTGCTAGACACTTCCCCACAGCGTCGTACTGCGTTCGTATGGCGTTTAAACGCCGGTCATCGGACAGTTTCACCAGCAAGCGTTCCTGACCGTTAGACGGCGTTGCACGGCCACCTCCGATGTTACCGTCAGTATCCCGCCACGGGTGAAGGATTTCGTCTTCGCGCTCGTGTAGGTACTTCGGTACGTTCGGGTAGTCCTTAATGATTTGAATTAGGTAATTAAACTTTGCTCGTTCCACTATTTTTTCCTCCATCATAGACATGAATAATTTGTTGAGCAGTTCATTGTATGGTGTAGCGACTGCTAAACTCAGCATTAGAGATAATCAGAGTTCCGCCGATAATCCAGTCACCGATACTGACAGGCTTATCGTCGCGGAAGTACGCTGGCGCGCCCATCATTCGCGCCTGAATCGGCGTATCTTTGATGCGATACCGCACGCGTTGCTCGTGACTACCGTCAAACTGCACGGCCACCGCCGGGCGGCCGGTATTAATCTCGATATACATTAATCATCGCCTCGAATCGCTGATACCAATACTGCTAGCGTGAGCACGGCGAGGAATGCTTCTAGTGCCGTCACCCAGAGTGGGCAGCTAACCGCCAGACTAGCTCCGGTCTCGAATGCCAGCCAGAGCAGTGATAGGAATGACACTAGGATTATGAATCCGCGCATTTGCTTCGGCCTCCTTCTTTGCTTTGTTCCGCCGTTTCTGGTGCAATCGCTGTCCTGTTTTACCCATGATGCTTAGACCTCCATTCATTTACCGCGTAATATACCACGATGCCTGCAATGATGATTAAGGTAACGGCCAGTTCAACTAGCTTGCCCTGCATATACGTCATGTGCCATATCGCCTTAAATAAATTTCCCACGATCTATCACCCCCAGTGTTTGGATTACTGCTGACCGTGTGAGATTGTCGGTCATGGCGCGCTGAACGTCTGGAACCAGTTCATAGGCACGCAACCAGTGTATCAGCGTGCGGCTTAGGTTGACTGTTTCCAGTTGCAGGTTGCGTTCGGGGTGTTCGCGTTGCCACCGGATTTCGTTTTCTGCTTGTGGTTTAGTCATTGGATAGGTGCCTCCCACACATAGGGCAGAAGTTAATTGGCGTTGCCACGGCGAACCCGGTGCTGCGTACTGCAGTGTACAACAGCGTCTGACCGGCTCGCACTGACCGCGATATGCGCTGGTAGTACGGCTTGTTAGTGGGGATTAGTCCGTACATGTTCGTGTGACGCCCTGACTTGTGGCAGTACGGGCAATCGGGGTCACCACTATCTAGCTTTACTAATGTCATTTATCCACCTCCAATTTCACGGTTTCGCCATTTTCTTCAACACGCCAGACACCCAGAATCAATGCACGGGCAACTTCCGCGGATTCTGATCTAACTTTATAATTGATGTCATCATCGCCACTTAGCTTATTGTCATACGCCTTGTCCAAGAATTCTTTCCACCAAAGAAAACGATAGGTTATCATGGTGTTACTAACATCTTTTGAAACTACTGGCAGATTATCTGGCAAGGCATCGTCACTGGCCGCAGAGTAACGGGCGCTTAAGTCATCATAGGCCATCTCCCAACTACTTCCCTGCTCGCCGAACTCTTCCAATGCTCTCAATGCGTCCTCGAACACGTCCCACTTCGTCTCATTGCTCATCGTCAGTCACCTCATGGCCGTTAATTAACGGTGAAAATGCCATGGCACCATAATCTATTCCGCCTTCATGATAAATAGTCGGCTCAAGTTTCCCAGATTCACCTAAAGTAAGCATAATCTTTGGCTTCATCGCCTTTAGAATAAGGCCACGATCGTTTTTACTGATAGGGACGTCTGGAGAGTTAGCAAACCTGATGAAACCGTCATGTTCATTAATCATCCACAATCGTTCAATATAATTCGTGTTTACATAGTCACCGCTGTCTAGCTTAATCATCATTGTTGGTCACCTCCATCAGCTCCGGGTTCTCGTAGATGTTGCTGACTACTTCGCAGACATTACCCATAAAATTGAGCACTGTGCCAAAGGCATAATCTGCTAAATGGCCCTCAAACTCGCCATCACACCCCCAGCAACCGCGCTCATCATTCCAAACAACAGAAGCAATCGCCTCAAGGCAGACGATTCGGCCGCCATCCATCGTCTCTTGCACACGTACAATGTCGCCTTCGTAAATTTCCCGCCCGTTCTTGTCGTGAAGGCCGGTATACTGACCAACGGTGCTTTTATCAACAGCTACCCAAAATTCTGGGGAAATATAATCTTCACTGGCGTCAATAGCCTTGCCAATGATGTATCCATCCTCATAAAAGCCAACAGCAAAGTTACCATCACGATCAAAGTTGATATAGTCTAGCTCGTCATTATCTTTGCAAATTGGTAAGCCTCTGAACTTAATCTCTCGTTTCATTTCTTCGCCTCCAATTTCACGATTTCTCCGGTTTCCTCAACGCGCCAGACACCTAGCACCCATGCACGAGCGAATGTATTGCTTGAGCTGATAATCCAGCTTTCCACATCATCCGTTAGTTTTTTGAACCCTTGACTGTGAATGAATTTGAAGCTGTACATCATGTAGAACTGAATATCGTATGACTTACCCCACTGAATATATTCGCCAACCGCTTTCGGAATCACCGGCAGATTATCTGGCAAGGCGGCGTCATAGTCCTTCAGATAGGCTTGTTTGTCTTCGTTAGTAAGATCTTCGCCAATTCCTTCACCGTCCAAGGCAATGTATGCATCTGCTAGTTCTTCGACTAAGTCCTCGAACACGTCCTGCTTTCTCTCATTGCTCATCGTCAGTCACCTCCACAGGTTTGATTGCCTTCACCCAGTCCGGGGCTGCGTCGATGTCGGCTTGGGTGACGGTGCTATGGAATGCAACCGTGCTTTGCTTTTCCGCATATCCTTTAATCGTCCAGACGCCGGTGTGGTCTAGTGCGGCGTAAGCAACAGTTCCATCCGCCAGCTCCGTACCATCCATCGGCAGGGCGAAGCGTTTCGGCTTCTTCGCAGTCCAGCCATTGACGTAGGCACGCATGAGTCGTTCTTGCTGATTATGGTCATTGGTTACTGTAGTGTTGTTCCACCATAGGATGTAGAACGGGTTTGTATTCTGTTTAGCTTGTTCCAACATTTCAGCTTCTTCTTCACTCACCACAACTGGCTCTGGTTTCTCGATTAACTCGACCACGTGACCACCATTGTTTTCGGCTAGGTTGTCGGCAACCTTCTGTGCGTCGTATCCCGAAATTAGATACCCCCACCACCCAAAAGTGCCGCAAGCGTCCGAAAACTCACCATTGTCGTTCTTCACTACATACATACTCATTCTTCTTCCTCCTGCTCTCTAAGCCATTCCTCGTACGCCCATGCCGCGCCTGCGGGGATTCCTTCTTCTGTGTCTGGAATCATACTCGCCGCTCCTTTCGCAGTACCATCCGCCCTGTGCGCTTCATCGGCACCGCTCCGCGTTTTGCTCGGCAGTATAGGGCTTCTGTGCTGATGCCGAGAGACTCGGCCAGCTCGGGCATTGTGCCGTACTTGCTGCCGATGTGGTACTCAACTTGCTGCCACTTGGTCAATCCACCCCGCGCTCGTGCGTTGCGGACGTGCTCATTGACCTTGTTTGTTGCCATGTGCAGCATTTCAGCGATTTTCTTGACACTGTTACCTGCGTTGTACAGATCAGCTACTTGCTTCTGGCGCTTGGTCAATTCCCGACCGGCAGTAAAGAGCTTGCGGATTTCGACGAGGCGCGGGTCATACGTGTCAAGCTCGCCAACTGCACGTGCTCCGATCTCATCTTCCAAGGCATGCAGTTTCTTGATGCCCAGTTCAGTCTCCTTGTTCATTTTCTACTGACCCCCTCGATAGCCACACCGAACATAGATCTCGGAGACGCGTGACGCCTTTCCGGTCGAGCATGACCTCGCCGTCGGTTTCGATGCCGAAAACTTGGTCGTACTCGAATGTTTGGATTGTTATTTTATTTTGTGCAAACGATAGTTTGAATCGTGGTTGTTTTTTCATTGCTCCACCCTAACGATGTGCACCGGACACGGGTACGAGGTCACCACTTGCTGGTGCTTTCGGCCGTGTCGCTCCGTGTGCTCGTATTTTTCGTGTAGCCACGCATTAGCGAGTCCGCGTGTGGCGAATACCGGGCTGAACTGCGTGTCGCCCGTCCAACTGCACACTGCGTAGCCGTACAGCGTCCCGTGTGGTCGTCCCGGATACCACAGCCGGCTATTGCTCAGCGTGGCTAGTAAATCCCATCTGCTCACGTCTCAGCCTCCTAGAATGGCAAGTCTTCGTCTTTGATGTCCGGCAGACCATTGTCGCCGTTCTGCTGATACCCGCCTTGCTGACGGTTCTGGCCTCTCTGCTGTCCCTGTGAGCCGTTCTGCCGGTTATTGCTGTAATTCCCCTGCCGACGGTTCTGACCGCCTTGTCGGCCGTTCTGTGAGCCTTGTGGGCGGTTCTGCGTCGTCTCCCGGCTCTCAAGCAGTGCAAAGTTGTCGACCACGACCTCCGTCACGTAGACGCGTTCGCCACTGTTGTTGTCGTACGTCCGCGTTTGGATGCGTCCTTGCACGCCAACTAGCGAGCCTTTACGTGTGAAGTTCGAAAAGTTCTCGGCGCTCTTCCGCCAGATTACGCAGTTGATGAAGTCGCTCTCGCGCTCCCCTTGTGCGTTAGTGAAGTTGCGGTCTACAGCAAGTCGAAACGATCCGACTGCCGTGCCTCCTTGTGTGTAGCGGAGATCTACGTCACCGGTTAAGCGCCCGGTCAGCGCTACTGCATTAATCATTTATTCGCCCTCCTTGGCTGGTCTGAGGCTGTGTACCACTTCTGCGAGCAAGAGTGCTTGCTCTGCTGTCACGTCGATGTGCTTCATGTTTTCGGTCATTGCTGTATCCTCCTAATTTTTCGTGCGGTTCATTTCCGCGTAGTGTCTTTTCATTCGATTGCGTGCCGCTCGTAAGTCTGTGAGCTTCACGCTCTTGCCTTGGCAGACCGGGCACGGGATACACGTCACACGTGCCCCGTCTTCAACCCAGAAAGTGCCTCGGTTGTCACAATATGCACAATCCATCTAGTAAAATCCTCCGCGCATGTCCCGAGTGGCGTCCGTAAATTTGATTACCATATCCGGCGAGTCGATACCCCGCTGCATCCGGCTGACGAGCTTGTCGTTGTACATGTGGCGCAGCTCCTTGCTGGTCAGATTGGTGGTGATTATTGTCCGGCCGTGGCGTTTGTTGAGGATGCCGTAGAGCAATTGCTGCACCCAGTCGGTCGCCTCGTTCTTGTCGCTGCGCATGCTGGCCTCACTGCCGAGGTCATCCAGTACAAGCAGGTTGACGGATCCAAGCAAACGAGTGACATACGTTTCCGTGTACCGTGCTCCCTTGTCGTTAAAGCTCTGCTTAACCCTGCGTACCAACTCGTTGACGCTCACAAACAAGCAGTGCGTAGGAGGCGCTATGTGGTCATTGACGGCGTTTAGCATGGCTACGGCCAGATGTGTCTTACCGCGCCCGGGGACGCCGGTAATGATCGTGTTGGCCTTATAACTGCGGTCTAGGTAGCGTCCGGCAATTCGGCGAGCCTTGTCCTTGTTGACCTGTGCCTCACTGCCAGGCTCTGCGTGATACGTGTCAAACGTCGCCTTACTCATCTCGTCATCGTCCCAGATGGATTTCTGAGCGAGGACGCCACTGAATCCGGCTACGTAGTCCCGCCATGCGGCCATGACCGACATGTCAGAGTTTTGCTGTGCGATGCGATCAGCGACACACTGCTTGCAGAACGGCACCCCCTGCTCGCCTATCTGCCATAGAGGCTGGTCGGGATGAATCTCGCAGAATGCACCCGGCACCTTGTGAGTGGCTGTGTGCACGCGCTGGTACTCGTGGAAGGCGTCGCTATTGGTGATTGCATCAGAAGTCAATTCCGCCATAGCTCTCACCTCCTGCGCTTACTCGTGGTTTCTCGTTGAGGTAGCCCTCGAATTTCGACGCCTGAAACAACGTTTTCGGGCGAAGATACGTCGCCATCTCACCACTGCCCCAGTCGGCTACCTTGTTGTCAATGACTTGCTTACAGTCGGCCAGCGTAAAGCCTTCCTTGAGTCGTGGCTCAATCAGACGGCGGTTGCTGTCAGTGTGGCGGTAGTGTCCGCCGGTCTTTTCATTGAGGTAGTCCACGACGTCAGTCCACGGATACCGTGCGGGAGTCTCTTCCGCACTAATATCTTTTCTATCCTTACCTAACCTATCCTTACCTAACCTATCCTTACCTAACCTAACCTGTGCCGTCCATTGGTTGTCCATTGGTTGTCCATTGGACGTCCATCCGGTTTTCTTGCCAGTATCAGCGCGTTCCTTGGCTGCGATTGTTGTTATTTCCGGTAACAGTTTCAGCAGTAACGGCTTGTAGATACTGTCGATTTTCCGGTCGGCCCGAATCTTGTTGTTCTCCTGCCAGTCATTGATGTAACTGACAAGGTCTTCATTGAGTACTGTTACAAATCCCTTGCTTACAAGGATTCTTAGCTCATCCTCGGTTACTCCGAGCTGGTTCATGATGACGTACGCTTCTACAACTCCGTCGTCGTCAGCATTCAACCCGAGATGGAAATAAAGTGCTTGAGTACTCAATGGCATTTTTAGAAACTTGGTACTATTCGTTATTCTTTTGCTAAACATTCGGCGTTCTGCCATTGCTTGCCTCCTCGTCGAATTCCCGTAATTGCTTGCGGCTATTAAGGTGGAGCGCGACAATCGTGTCCTCATCCAATCGCACCGGCTTGATGTGGTAATAATCCATAAACCACGCGATGCCCTTGCTGTGGCGGAGCGTGTGGTGTGCTCGGCACAAAGGAAAAAACTTGAATTTGCGGTTGTCGATGTGGTTGCGGTCGTATCCGCGCCCGATAGCTGGCTCGTGGTCAATATCGGCGCGCTTGCCACAGATGACACAGATGCGATGTTTGAGGCACTGTATCATCAGTGGATAGTCGTCTGGAATGGCGTCCATGTTTTTCAATTGCCACGGAATCTCGTTATTGAATCCGTAGTCAAGAATGCTGCTGAGGAATCCGGCGGCGTTCTCCATGCTGGTATCCGCCATCGAAAAATAGTCGGCCCCGGTGAGCGCCATGTAGTTGGCTTTGAGTACCTGCTCCATCTCCACCGGCGAGTAGCCGGTGTACCATGCAAAGTCGTTTATGAGCGCCCACGCCTTCTTGCGTTGGTCAGGGCTAATGCTTCGCCCATCCTCGACGTCTACCTGCACACTTGGTTGCTTCTTGGTGCTGAGCTGTCTGAGCCTCAGCACGTCCGGCTTGTCGTCTAGCACCACGGTCAGGCGCTGGCCTTCGACGCTCGTCAGCTTGCCTGTAAGCCGCATACAATCACCCCTTAGCCATCTGCGCGATAGTCGCGTCTACACGCTTGTACTCCTGCGTGTCGAGGTTCCAGCCTTTGCGTACGTCAATATGAGCCGCCATAAACACGTTCTTACAAAACTGCTTGTAATCTGCACCCATCTTTTGCGCCGTGTCAGCCGCTAGTGTCTTGAGTGCCTCAATCATCTTGGGGTCGGCCGGTGGATACTTTGACGCCTGATTTGTCGCTGGGACGCTCTCCGCATCTGGATCAGTGTCGCGGTCGGAGATGTTAAATAGCTGCTTATACATGTACTTCTGTGCGGTCGTGCACGCCTTGACGGTGGCTTTCTCGCCGACGTCTGTACCACTTGCAGGCATGGTGACGGTAAAGCTCTCGGCGCCGTCAGTGATGGTAAATGTGCCCATAACATCCACGACCCAGTTTTTGCCTTTTTCCCGCTGTCCCACGATCTCATAGGTTGGGAAAATCATGAGGCCGTTGTCTTCCAGCGCCGGCTTGACTGCCGCCTTGATTGCCGCCTCACTCTGGAAATTGTAATGATTGAAGTCATTGCTACCGTCCTTGTCGACAGCCTTAATAGACTTGGAAGCCGCCAGAATCTTGAGCAGTAGACGCTGCTTGCCGGTGGTTTTAGTTGATTCGTCCGCCATTTTTGCCCTCCTTGAATTCCTCTCGCAGATGGTCACAGATGTCGTCAATTTTGAGATCTGGCTCGTGCTTGAGCAGTCCAGACGTCAACGTCGTGATGCCATTAAGCAAGTCCTCAGAAGTTCCACGGCCTTCAACGTGCACCGTGCCGATGTTGTCGAATGTGATGATAAATTTATGCTCATCCATGATTAGCGTACTCGTAGCGAGTCGCTGTACACGAGCTTCGCCCCTTTGACTTCCTTGCCAGCCTTGAGGTCGGCGGCAATGCCTTTCTTGTCCACCTTGTAAGTGGTGGCTGCCTTGACGTACTGCACGGGTAGCTTCATGGGGTCATCGCTTTCGAGTGCTACAGATGCGCTCTGCTGTACCCAGATTGTGTAAAGCGGCGTCTTAAACTTCTTGGCATCGACGTCATTCATTGCGCCTACAAGCACCTGCTTGAGAGTCTTGGCGTTGCGCGTGTAACTGTTTTTCCGTTCGGTGAGGCGCTTGATTTCGGCGTCAATTTCGTCAGCATCGGCTTCCACCTGCTTGATGACTTGCACGTAGCCGACAGCCTTGTCTTCGATTGCGTCGGTGATGGAGTCCATCGTGTCGTGCAGCAGTGCGGGATCAATCGTCCCGTCTTCCGCAAGTTCATACAATTCGTGATACTTACCTTGTAGCTCATACATTGTTGCCATGTGTTATAATCTCCTTGTAAATGTATTTACCAATCTATTTATCCAAGTCCGCATCGGTTACCTCCGTTGCGGGCTTTTTTTCTATCTCGTCAATGAGTTTACCGACTTCGCGGTACTGCACGGCGACTGTTTCAAGGTCTGCGCGTGCCCACCTGTCTTCGACCGCCAGTGCCAACGCGTCAGCTAATGCTTGTTGCCGCTGGTATAGGTAGGCCAGTACGTCGGAACCGATTAGGTACTTTTCCTTCGTCATGTGCATGTGTCTCACATCCTTCAGTGATAGATGGACTGTGCGCTAATCCCGAGCACTTCAGACAGCCTTCTTGTAGTGAATGCATCTGGCGTCCCACCGTGGAGAAAGCGGCGAATGGTGCTGGAGCTCATCCCAGTAATCATCGCCAGTCTGGGAACGGTGTAGCCCTTGCGCGTCATTAGCGAGAAAAAATCCTTACGTGCTACGTCGCTGATTCTTAGTGTCATGCCGTAACCATCGCCTTGCGTTCCAGCCGGTAAACTTCCCAGTCGTACCAGTCGCACATATCCTCAAGTGTGATGTGCTCGGCCGCTTCTGACATGTCCTCCACGTTCAGATTCTGTTCGTAGAGCAAGTTTATAATCACCAATGGATCATTGGCGTTTTCGATTGCCCGTTGCTCGTTGCGGTCTTTTAGCTGCCGCGCCCGCATAAACTTCGCTATCTCGCGGTTATTCATTATTCAGTCCTCCCTTCAGTGGCGAAGAGTTCCGCCCAGACTCTGCGAGGACCTTCAATGATGATGCCAGCGACGAACATGCCGATGATGAATGCCAGCACGCAGCCAGCAATAGCACGCTGATGAGTTAGCGCCCAGATGAATACTTCAGCCATCAGTAGTCCTCCAATCCGTGCACAGCCACCCAGTCAATCATCCGTGGCAGGTTAATGCCGTAGCGCCCTCTTGGTGTGCTTGGATAGTTAACCAGAGTTCCCTCAAGTTCCTTGCGGTAGTGATTCAGCGCGCCCTCACGTGGGTGCCACGGGTCAGCGCGACCAACGAACCACTCACGTGACTTACCGGTGGCCCGCATAAGTTCGGCGAGCGGGGTGAATTTTGTATTGGTTGTGTTTGATTCGTGCATGTCGTCCTTAACCGCTAAAGCGATTTGATGGATCTGGGCGTCTGTGAGTTCAAGGTTTAGTAACATGTGAATCAACTCCCTTCCTAACTTTTTATGACAACGTTGCGATTGCGCGAATGCAGAATCGTTTCAAGGACGGCGTGAAGTCGGCTATAGAGCTTCTCGTAAAAGCTTTGTGACCCGACAACATACCAATCATTAGCGGTAAGGTCTTCCGAATTTGGCTCCCATCGTGGTGTTAACCGGTGCTGGTACCCGGCGCATATAAAGCCGTCTGGCCCTGACGTTGGAATCAGATAAAACGCTCCACTCCAGGTCTTCCGTGCGATACCACGGTTGACCTTTTTTTCTTGCCTAATTGCCTCATGGATGTACATAGTTACACCTCCTTCGCAACAGTTACAGTATCCGGTGCAGGACGCTGGTATCTGATTGTCGAGAACGGGTCAAGTGAATCTTTCCGTTACCACTGGATCAAATAGTTGCGTTATTTTCGTAGTGAGACTTCACGTGTGCCACAACCGTTTCAAAGTTGGCAAATGTGAAGCCTTTTCGCTTGAGCAAATCAATTACCATTTTGGTAACGACGTTTTCGTCTTCTTGTGTCTGTACCTTTTTCGTATCCATGTCCTCTTTGTCTGCCATGTTTTTGCTTCCTTTCAGTGAGATAATGTAATAAAAAATTTGGAGTGATGGGGTATGCACAATGTGCAGACCCTTATACTTATCTGGCATCTTCTGTGTTGCGTGCTGTCATGGGCTAGACCTCCTGAACGTCTAACCGCTCAATCATCGGGTAGATGTCATGTTTCTTGAGCAGTTCGTATATAAACAGATGGCCTTTTTGCGTCCACTTCGTTTGTGGGTGAAGCTTGTCACTGCCTTGTACCTCAATCATTTCGGTGTGCGTGTAACCACTGTTTTGGTACTTGCTATACAAGAACCAACTGCCAGATTGGTTATATTGAACCTTGAAAGCATGGAGTTCTTGGTTCATTTTGTGCGCTGACCAGCCGTAGTTCTTGGCGATGGCGGTGATAGTGATAAGCGACTTGTTAGCCAAAATCTTGTCATAATAGTCAGCCTTCGGTTGAAGCTCACCCACTTGCTGTTCAGCGATGAGGCGACCAGAGCGTTCTTGGTCTCGTTCATCGGCGAGGTCGGCTGCGAGTCGCAGCGCTTCTGGTAATGTCTGTGGAACCTGAAGCCTTACTTGATGTTCGAGTTGGTTGAAGGCGTCAATATACTGGAGCTTGAATTGGAGAGCCTTGGAACCGGTGAACCCCATCGCCAGCAACGTGAAGCCGTCGCGGTTCATGTAGTACATTGGGTACTGCTTGCCGCGGTTTGCGTAGGCGCTGATGGCGAACATTTGGCTGCTCAATTTTGAGCCGCCAGATTCGAGCAAGTTTTCAATGTCTCGAATGACGTTCTTGTGTTCTTTGCCGAATGATTCGGCTACTTGCAGGCTGGTGGTAACCGCCTGCTTGTCGTGCATAATGACTAAGTTGCTCATTGCTATACCTCCTGTGTGCGTTTTGTACGGGTTAATTCGTATTCGTCGCCAACAAAAAGATTGTCCAACGGAATACCATACTTATGAGACATATCAGTTAACAGTGAGTATGAGATGTTGGAGCTGTCCTTCTCGTACGCACTAAGTGTTGCACGGCTAATGCTAAGCTCACTCGCAGCTTGTTCTTGTGAGTAACCAGCGTTAACCCGCGCAGCTCGTAATGAAAGTTGTACCATGTTGTCGCCTCCCCTCGTTGTTCTTGATTACAAGATTCATTATATACGAATTAATCCGTATTGCAAGCATTATAAATAAAAAAATTCGCATTTTGTCGTATTTTATTTGCATTCGGCGTTTACTAGGTGTTTAATATAGTCGTACCTATATAGGAGGAAAATAAACATGGCTCGTGGAGAATTAACACCATTCGACAAAGAAAATCGTCAATCAATAACTGACAATATCAATTACTATTTGAGGATTTCCGGCATGACTCAAGTTCAGCTAAGTGATGCAACAGGCATTCCCCGCAGCACCCTTACAGGCTACGTTAAAGGTCGGACAACCCCTCCACTAGGGAATATTCAAAAATTAGCAGATACCTTTGGCGTCAGAAAGTCAGATATTGACCCTAAGTTTAAGATGGCTATTCCAGACACCGAACCCGTTTCTCCCTCCCACACCTACCCCTACTTCGATGCCAATATCGCCGCCGGTGCGCTAACCACCGTGGACGGCCTCACTGACACCGATGTAGAGCAAATCCAACTCTCCGATGCCGTCATTGGACGTTATGCGGGTGACAGTGATTTATTCGTGACCAACATCAACGGCGAATCCATGAACCGAGTTATCCCGAATGGTTCACTGGTGGTCGTGAAGGCCATCGACAGCTTCCAAGACCTGTCGGACGGCGAAGTGGTAATCTTCTGCGAAGACGAAGAGAATTACTCTGTGAAGCGGTTCTACAACGACACACGCACGCAGATAATTAACTTCACCCCAGATTCCACCGACAGCACGTTCCGGCCTATCAACTTCCGGTACGAAGATATGGAGAGTGTGCGGATTATCGGCCGCGTAGTTAAGGCGGTCGTTGATTTTTAACCCAGCATGGTTCGGCGGTTCGATTCCGCCACTGGGCGTTGTTTTTAAAATAATATGTATTGGGGATAGGGATATGAAGAAGATGGTTCTGGGCGTAGCCGTCGCCGGTGTGCTGCTACTTGCGGGGTGTGGGAACTCAGGTAGCAAGAGTGACAATGCTAACTCATCGGTGAAGATGAAGAAGGTTGTCAAAATCAAAGAAGACGGTGACACCATAAAGCCGGAAGCCGATGGTTCGGCTACGTTCTTTATCACGGCCCCTAACGGTGTTCAAGTTCATAGCAACTTTTTAGATGACGAATACGCTGATAACAGCGGAACTGCGATGTTCATAATCTACGCAGAAGACTATCAGAACGCTGTCAAAGAAAGCCCCTTAAAATTCCACTTCACCTCTCACGGTAAGAAATACATTGGCTCTTTGAAAGTGAAGCCTTGGAACGCCAGTCAGCGAAAAGAAGCCATGGCATATATTTCTTCAAGCAGCATTCAGGAATCTAAAGATTCTGAATCTGAATCTAAAAAAGAAGAATCTGAATCTATTTCAGAGTCAAAGTCGGAATCAGCATCTGAATCCAGTGCAGCTGTGTCTGAATCCAAAAAAGAAGTTGCTGATGCTCAAGCCGCAAAGACTAAAAAGTACAAGAAGTACGAAGACAAGCTGAACGACTTAAACGGGGGAGCCGCTCAATGGTGCAAGTACGATCCAAGCACAAACACAGTAACGTGGACGGGGTATGCCGACTGGAAAAACTGGACACACAGCCAGCTTCAAAAATCATTAGACATACTGCAAGCAATGACTTATAACCAAGAGCACCGGTTCGGCCTGACAAACATAAAAATTGTAGTGGAACGTCCCGATGGAACCGTTGTCGCAAAGACAACCGATATAAATATGGACTTACAGTTTGTTAACTAGCTCAAGCAAAAGGAGCAAAAAATTATGGAATGGTCACCTACCGGACAAAAATTAGCAGAAGAAGGAGCAGACTTATTCTGTCCCAAGTGCAAGTACAAACTCAAAGGTGAGCGTAACTGTCCTAACTGCGGAACAAAGATTGTGTATTCTGGTGAAAACCCTGACGGAACATTAAACGGATGGATGAAAATATCAAACGGCGCCGAAAAATTCTCAAAAGGAATGGAAAAAGCTAGTAACGCTACTTCTAGTTTCGGCAAATCTATGACCATCGGGTGCACAATCCCAATTCTAATTTTGATACTGATTCTACTGTTTCTATAAAAACAGCCCGCTCCCCGTCCGGCCAGACAATCGGGAGTGAGCTAATCGAAAAACTCGTACATAGGTACGCGCCTTTCGTGTACCATTTTAACATTTTTGGAGGTAAATCACTATGGCATCAGTCACAAAACGTGGCACAAAATGGCAATATCGCGTGTCCTGGCGCGACGAAGCGGGCAACCCGCACAGCAAAAACAAAGGCGGGTTCCGTACTAAGGCCGAGGCGACTAACGCGGCGCGCGAAGTCGAACTTTTGCGTGCACGCGGCGGTAGCTTTGACAAAGCAGACATGCCCCTGGTCGACTACTGGCACGAGTGGTACACGACTTATAAGCAGGAGAAAGCGCGGTCTACGTCGGTGCGCTATGTGCAAGTCGAAGACACGCTACGGGCACATTTTGGCGAGACCCCCATCGGCAAGGTCACGGCCCTGGACTGGCAGAAGTTTCTCAACGATTACGCGACGGGGAAGTACCGCAGTACCGAGGCAAAGAAAGTGCTGCACCCTAAGCCGCTGGCAAAAGAAACGGTTAACAAACTCAACGGCTACGTGCGGAGCATGGTCAAGTACGCGCTCAACGACCAGGTTCTGCACTCCGACTTCACTTTTGGCGCATACGTGCCAGGGCGCGCGCCCAAAGATGAGTCCAGCAAATACTTGCAGGCCGAGCAATTCGACATGCTGATGAACCGTGCATACCAGCAAGCGACCTTCACGCGCCTAAGCTCCGTCGCTATCTTTGTTGCGGGGCAATCTGGCATGCGTTTGAGTGAGATTTTAGCTCTGACCTGGGATGACGTGGACTTTAAGCACCATACGCTGTCAGTCGATAAGTCCTGGGATTACGTGGTCAACAAATTTAAGCCCACCAAGACCCCGTCCAGCGTCCGCGAGGTCGAAGTACTGCCGATTGTGACCGCACTCCTGGCTAAAATCCGGGTAGAGCAAACCGAGTGGATGCTCAAGAGTGGCACCCGTGACGCCAACAACTGCATTTTTTACAGCAAGCTCGGCGTGGTGATTACGCAAGCAGCATGTGCAAAGGCGCTCAAAAAGCTCCAGCAGACGGTCGGCGTCCCTATAGATCGGCAGATTACTTTTCACGGTTTGCGTCACACGCACGTGTCGTACTTGCTGGCGCACGGCGTGGACATCTACTACATCAGCAAGCGGCTAGGCCACGCCAACATCCAAATCACGCTCAAGGTGTACTCACATCTGCTCGAGGACCAGCGCAAAGCTCAAGCCGAAAAGACCTTGGACGTGCTAAGTGGTATAGTGGTCGGCAAATGAATTTGTGCAACAAAACGTGCAACACTTTTGCACAGCGTCCCTTAATCTCACGGAACAAAAAAGCAGAATGCCTATATATCAGCATTCTGCGGAACCCCGCGGAACCCCACGGGACAAAAATACGGAGAGTAAGGGATTCGAACCCTTGATACAGGCAAAACCCGTATACATGGTTTCCAACCATGCTCCTTCGGCCGCTCGGACAACTCTCCATAAAAAACTCCGGTTG